AACTGATGGAAAACAAAAACACTGTTTCTGATACAGAAGAGTTCAAAAAAACCTGGTTAATTACAGGTGGTTGTGGAATGGACGCCAGTTTGTTGTTTGATTTATTGCTAGAAAAAGGATACACCAAGATTCATGGAACTATGCGTAGGAGTGCCACCCCGAATACAAAGAACATAGACCATATTTTCGACAGATTACAGTTGCATTATTGTGATCTTACAGATTCTATGAATGTGTACGATGTAATAAAGACGGTTTGCCCAGACTATATAGTTCATTTTGGGGCATTATCACACGTTAAAGTAGCACAGGAAATGGAGCAGTACACGTTTTGTGTTAATACGTTGGGAACTCTTTATATACTTCAAAGCGTGAGAAGACTTGGATTAGAAAAAAAATGCAAGATATACAATGCTAGCACATCAGAACAGTTTGGAAACACGCTAAGTGTTGATAATACCGGCAAAATGTTATTAAACGAAGACTCTGTAATGAAACCGGTAAGTATTTACGGTATTTCTAAAAAAACATCACAAGAAATATGTGATATGTATAGAGACTCGTATGGTATGTTTGTTGTTTCAAGTATTTTATTTAATCATGAATCATCTCGTCGTGGTCAAACATTTGTAACTCAAAAAATAGCACGATACGTGGCAAAATATTATAAAAATATCATCAACCCTGAAAAAGATAAAATATCAGATTTATTGCAGCCTCTCTATTTGGGCAACATTAACGCAAGAAGAGACTGGGGATCTGCAGAAGAGTATGTTATGGCTATATATGTTATGTTATTACAGAACGAACCTAAAAATTATGTAATCGCAACAGGAGAAGCCCATAGCGTTAGAGAGTTTGTCGAAACAGCATTCAATGTGATATGTGTAAACGTAGAGTGGATAGGAAAGGGAATAGATGAAGTAGGAATAGACGAAGCTAACAAACGTATACTGGTAAAGATTGATAAAAAATATTATAGAGACCTCGATATAGAGTGTTTGATCGGAGATGCATCTAGAGCCAAACACGAACTCTGTTGGCAACCTCAAACTGGATTTAACGAACTCGTAACAAATATGGTTAGAAGTGCAATTCGAGAAGTTTAACTTTTACAATATTAATAAATTGTATTTTTGAAAAACTTATATATAGATACTGTTTTATAAAGTAGCACAGAGTGTATTAATCATGGGAATCAAACATTTTTTTACTTGGTTTCGTAATAACAAACATTTTTCAAATGTAGTTTCAAAACACACAAATCCTGTTTACACAGACCACATATTAATAGATATGAATGGTCTCATTCATCAGGCCGCACAAAAAACTTATAAATATGGCAAACATGCAAAAGAACAACAACCATCTATAAAAGTTCCTAAAAGGTTACAAATACATTTAGGTCCACAAACAGATAACGAAAAATCTGAATATATTCGTAAACTAGAAACAGATCTTTTTGAAGATGTTAAAAGTCAGGTTAACAACATTTTAAAACATGTCATTCCTACCAAGACTGTTTTCTTGGCGGTTGATGGAGTGGCTCCAAAAAGCAAACAGAACCAACAAAGACAAAGACGATTCAGAGCAGCACAAGAAAGAATCCAAGGTAGTTTTGACTCTACATGCATCACAGCTGGAACAGAGTTCATGCAGAGACTTTCTAATCATATATCAGATAATTGTTGGTTAAATTTGAACCCAGGTGTAACTTATATTTTTTCGAGTCATAATGTTCCTGGTGAAGGAGAACATAAACTAATAGAGTGGATTAAGAATTATGAGAACAAATCAGACAGTTTTACAGTTGTGGGGTTGGATGCAGATTTGATACTTTTATGCCTATGTCTTGATAAAAAGAATGTATACATTCTACGAGAAAAAGAATATAGAGGATATGATTGGATAGATATAGATAGAGCCAGACAAAACTTGGAAAGAAAAAACATAAAGGTGTCGGATATCCTCGTGTGGTCATGTTTTTTGGGAAACGATTTTTTACCTCCTATTCCATCTTTAGAAATTAAAGAAAGCCTTCCGGAACAAGGGGCGTTTGAATTTTTTTTCGACAACTACAAAAATCCATTAATAGTCGATACCGCCACAGGGTATAATATTCTCAATTTTAAAGAAATAAAACGTCTACTAACGCTTCTTTCCACCAGAGAGCAAAGCATAATGAACGGGAGACTGTTAGAAGAGAAAAAACCGTATATGAAAAACAAAGAAGGGAAGCCTGTTACTAGATTTCCAAACACTCTTTGGAATGGAAACATAAACAAATATAGAAAAGATTATTTTACCACCAAACTTGTGAGAACATCTACCGACACAGAAATAACACAAGAAAAAGTGGCACGTCTATTTTTACAGACGGTGTATTGGGTATATTTATATTATACAAAAAGTGCTAAAATAGACTGGAGTTGGTTTTATCCATACAACTATACTCTTCACGCGGCCGACTTTGTTGAATACATGGATGACAACTATGAATTTGTATTTGATACATCTACATCACCATGTCACCACCATGAACAACTTCTAAGAGTTGTGCCTCCTCAATCAAAAGATATATTACCCGAATTTTTAAGAGACAAACTAGATGAAATCAACAAAAATAACATATTTGAAGTCGATTATGCTGGTAAACGATTTGAGTGGGAAGCAATTACTATTGTGAATAATGTTTGAATAACAAATGTGATTTACATTTGTTATAGTTATAAAATTATAATGTAAATTCTTCTATGATATAAAACTTTCCGGAATTTTTGGGTGGTGGTCTGTATAATGTTTTTAACATTTCTTTGGCTAGTAAATATTTGACGCATTTTGTTGTCACATATGGAAGTTTTATGGCGTATGCGTCTGCATTTATCAGACGTGCATACATTTCAGGCAATTCTGGTTTTATCGTGATATGTAGTTGGTCAATCTGTGCCCGTTCTCCTCCTATAAACATCCTAATGACATCTTGAATATCTCCAAAAAAATTAATATAAGGAAATTGTATAGGATCTCTATGCATTTCTTGTAATGATACAGGGTTTGGTACTAAATCAACATGATCGTTTTTAGAGTTTGTCCATTTCGATTTTTTGTTGAATTCATTTTTCAAAGGTATACCGACCGCTTGTTTGTTGATATATTTAACTTGAATTGGATGATGATATTTATCATAATCAATATATTCTTCATATGTCTTGGTCAAAACACCAGGCTTCAAACAATCTGCAACGTTAAAATCTGAAACATAAGCAATAAAACCTTCATTTTGAACATAATATGTTTCATTATCAACGATATATTTCAACACACCCCCTGGTTCTACTCTTTTAATAAAAATGTTGTCAGATTTTATATCTCTGTGCCACATCCCCAAATATTTTTGTAACGCGTGTAGACCTAACAAGATTTGATAAAGAACAGACTCTTGTTGGTATATATATGGTAGTTCTGTCGTATATAAATCAGAATCTGCGGCTTCCATAAAAGTTAAATAACAACTTCCAGGATCAAATCTACGATAAGATGTAACCATATTACAGTTTTTACACCACGTTGTCTCATAAAAAAGCAAAAAATTAGGAGATACATGTTGTTGTAAAATAAGTCTGTCGATCGCTTCCAACATAATATTTTCTACACTGAAATAATTTTTTTTACCTGTTTTTTGAAAAGCAAATCTACCTTCTATTTTCTTCGTTGTTAATTTCTCAAAATCTAGTTCCATAAATTTTGCCTCTTTAATAATAACAGGTGTATATAAGTTTTTGAACATAACTTTTGAAACAACACCAAATGTCCCATTTGCAAGCACCTGAAAAAATTCAATATATGTATTAAACACCTGTTTATCTGGCCCTGATATACACCATTGTTGATCTGCTATTGTAACTGTGTTGTTTAGATATGTAGATACTTCGTTTGCTTTCTGTATTCTTGTTTTTAGATTTGTATAATTGTTGGTCGTATTATATGTGGTTAAAAAACCATCGTCTGTTTGTGTATGTACGTCTGCTGTTGTGCGCACACGGCAAACACAACCATCATTTGGTGTATTTGAAAACTCGTCTGGTGGTAAACTATAAAAAAACTCGTCTGGTGGTAAACTATAAAAAAACTCTTCATTAATATCAAAACCAGTTGTTGTTTTTTTTATTTTTTGTTTTTTTGGCAAGAAGACATCTGTGGTTTTTTTACATTGTTTTTCTATTTTTTTATACGTTGGTCCGTTTTTTTTTATTTTTCTGTTTGTTAATGGGTTTCTTTTTCTACTCAACAACTCCCATTCAATACACATTTTAGCTATTTCTACCTCTTGTATTTTATTCATTTTAGATACAACATTTTAAATACAGCCGTTTCGTTTAGTTACTTTCTTCCATATTTTAAAATGAACCAACGTTTTTTACACGAGGGCAAAACAAACAATATGTATGTTTTAAACACCAACATTAGTTTCAGCAATATACTTCCAAAACATATACCAACTATATCTGAAGCAAACGGTGTTTCTTCATCCCACAATCTTTACGATATATCAACTGGGGGAGATACATACAACCCAGAAGATCACACACACCCAGCCCAAAATCATAGTAATAAACCTCATATTCACGACGAGATATTAGACGAGTTTTCTTGGGCGATTGTTACACCCACAGATTCTTTAGTTGATCAACATAAAAAAAAAATTATTAAAACACAACCATCTTCTCAATATGGTTGTGGATCGTGTTGGGCAATAAGTCTGGCCGATACAATGAGCGATTGTTTAATTGTGTCTGGTGCTGTTAACTGGGCACCTAATATAAGTGCTACTTACATTATGGTATGTATTGATGAAAAAGGGGTTCATAATTTTTGTGGTGGTGGCAACCCAGCGGCGGCTGCAAAATATTTAGAAAACGGTAGAAATGGAGAGGGTGTAGGTGTTGCAGACACGTCTTGTATTGATTATTCGTGGTGTGCGGACAACACTATATGTTCTAATGTAAAATCTGTAAACCATTTTGACGCACATAAATTAATAACAAGTTTAAATAACACAATTCCTAGACCGTTAGGTTGTTATTTTCCCAACATAGACAAGTTTATGTACAAACTAGACAAAGGAAGCGAGGCGTTTTATATCGAAGATAATATGATTCAAAGCACACAACAAGAAAAAAATCTATCTATTACCACGTTTAGAAACACTGTCAAAAGTCATATTCTAGATTTTGGCCCTGTCATAGGCGGTTTTGTTGTCCTAAGAAATTTCCTTTCAGGTATTCACACCGACCCATCTATTAACGAAGGGGTATATTTAGACAGATTGGATTACAACAATCAAAACATTTTTAACGGTTTGCGTTTTTCTGATGATATGATTTTTCAAACTGCGGGTTTACACGCAGTAAGTATCGTTGGTTGGGGAATTGCAAAAAATATACAATACGACACTCATAAACGAGGAGATGTACCTTATTGGCATTGCAGAAATTCATGGGGGCCTGACTGGGGCAAACAGGGAGGGTTTTTCAAATGTGCAATGTACCCGTTCAACACTTACTCACAATTCGACAAACAGGTTATGACAACAGTAGGTGGACCTGTTGGTTCCATTGTCTTTATCAGAGCAACACAAAAACCAGAAATAACAAAATATAACCAGATTTCCCATATTTACAGCGACAAAATTCAAACAAAGTTAAAACCAATTTCATATTATCAGGGAGATGTAGCATATGTATCTGATAAAAATAAACAAATATATAAGAAAGCATTTTCAAAATCGTATAATAACTATATTTTTATAATTTTTTTGATATTGATGATTATTGGTGTACTGATGTTTAGA